CTTTAGCGAAATTAAGCATACCGTACTATCTGCTATATAAGCCCCAGTTTAGTTTCTGCCCGCATCGAGGACAAAAAGCAGTCTGCATATATGCCTTGCGATTGCATCGAAACCAATAATATATCTGTCCTTTACAATGCGGACAATAATACCCCTTGCCATCTATGTATCTAACCAAACGAGCCAACAAACGCATACTTAAAAACACCTCACCCAATTTTTAATTGTTCACCGACCAATGGTTCAAAGATAACTTTTTCAATATCACTTTCGTAAAAATCATCGTCGTTAAGTTCAGAGCAACATTCCCCCGCCCAATCGGGTATAAACTTACCAACGGTAAAACTTTCACCCGCCCAAGCCATTTGAACAAAATCGTCCTTATAATCGGGCTCAAACTCACAAGGCACGGCATCGCAATCAAACACCAATTCGGGACGCTTTAAATTGGCACTTGCCATAAACACCCTTTGTCCTTTTTGTATCGTTTCCAAACTCTTTGTTATGTACTTCGTGACATAGTTCGCGCAAGCCTCATAGTGACGGATGCGACTACACGAGAAAAACCCCAACTTCTTTGAATAGTAAGCCCAATCAACATAACCCTTTGTATTCGGCACTTGTATAAGTTCCTCCGACTGCTTGTTTGGATGTTTCCATATTGTGTCGGGAACTACAAAATCACCATCCCGAATGCCCGACAAAACACCGTGAAAATGCCAAGCGCCGTCTTTATGCTGTTCGGGTACAACCAAATATCTAAAATCACACGAATAACGTTGCTGATAATTATTAAACAACCTTGTCAGCCTTTTCTTGCAAGCTTGATAATCATATCTATCTATTTTTTCACCCGAAAAAGTAAAGGTACAAAAGTAATCAAACTGGTTGCAAAGAATTAAATCACGAATAATACGGCGAGAACGAACTAAGCTATTATCCAATTTAGTTTCGTGCTCTATTTTTTCGAGGATTTTCGCAGTATTACGTTTTGCAAGTATTACCCTATCACGTTTAAAATAGATGTGCTTGAACTTTCGGCTTTCAGCGAGAGGGTAAGAATAAATCCGATAAAAACTCAAACACACACACCCTTTATACTGTTATGGTCTTGTCGGTTTATCAAAAATGAGTTAGTTGTGTTATGATGTCTAGTATAGAGAGGGCACAACAAAGTGCGCACTTCATCCAACAGGGGGGGCTGTCCCCCCTGCAAATATCATTGAAAATCATAGATTTACAACAATATTTGCTTACCCCCCGCACCTGCAGGGGCAACAATAATTACATTATTTATTTATAAAAGTACATTAATTTAATCATCATCATTTGCACTTAACCAAATGTAAGATATAAGCAAAACAAAAATAAAACCAAAAGCAAGACAAAATCGTTCATCAAAAAATCTCATAGAATCAGTCCTTAAACATAACTTGTATGTGCTTAAAGGTAACAACGGCTGTTGTCACACAGCAAAATGCATTAAGCACATCACGCAAAAATTTAACATAGGGATTTACCGTACTTAACAGATTTACAGACATACCATTAAAGCCAGTAAAAAAATAATCATCCGGCAAACTAAAAACTAACTGCGAAGTTGGCAACGATGCAAAGCCTGCGAAAAAATCACGTATAAGCTTGTACAAATATGTAAAAATACCAAGCCTTGCATAAAATAACTCACTCAATTTTTGTAACTGATTATGAAAATAATTATCGCTGGGGAGAAAAAGCCACTTAATAAAATCAGTAATTGGAGCAAAAAAACTATCCGTAATGTGCCGATCGGTGGCGAAGGCAACGCAGGAAAAGCAAAAAAACAAACAAACAGGTAACAAAACAAATAAACGTTTTCTATTCTTCATCATTACGCATCCTGTAATATTCTTCGTTCTTAAAATTATAAAAATTGCGCACCTCTTGTTTTAACTGCATTTCCTCCGACTTATCCGTAAGTATTAAATCACGATGCTTTCGCCGAAATACTTGTTTAGCGAGAAGATTAAGTTCCATGCTCCGTACCTTATCATCAATCAATTCGCTTTTATTTCGTTCAAAATCAAGACTATTCACAAGCCTGCCAAATTGACGTTTTTTAACGGCTTGCATAGGTGCTATTTTTGTTTCAACAATTTTACTTATAACAGCAGAAATCAATCCAACCGAAATAACAACACCCAAAATAATCAAAGCTATACTCGAACTTGATTTGATAGCACTTTTAACAAAAACGCTAAAAAAATCAAAGGAAGAACCATCAAGAACAGTTCTCGGCATCTCATAAACTTGAGGATGCCAAAATTCGCTTGTAAAAGGCATTTAATCACCTACTTTGTAAACTTTAAAATCGAACTTGGTATAATTTTTACACAAGTCAAAATACAATAAAGTGCAGAACCAACTATAACGCAAGGAACTAAAATACTATACAAAGCCTGCAACCAATTTGCCATTATAACTGCTGATGGGGCTTTACCATCAAAGGCGGGTTTATACTCTAATGCTGTTATACTCCCCAGCACCCCTTTAATCTGTGTTGTTAGAGTACCGACATGCAATGTTATATCAGCAATAAAAGCACCATCTTTAAAGGTTACATCATCTTTAGTCGCATTCTTCGGAGGTACAAAACGTACAAAACTTATATCTTTTTCAGATACCGTAAAATCAGCAATACCTTTCAATTTTTCATCCTCATACAACAAATTTATAATCTCACGTTTTGCAATACTTTCGTTGCTTACATCACTACTTAATTGCATAGATTTTACTTTGTACTTGTCCAACTCACTGTTAAAATCATTAGTAATTTTAAATTCTGTAGTACTATAAACTTTAGGAGATTGTATATAATCACCTAAAATCGTACCACTATCAAAATCCATAAGATAACGTAAATCTCCAGGTATACCAGTCAACACTTGACCATAGCTACCAAATTTAATTAAAATTGTTTTTCTAAGCATACGTTCAAAGGTATATTTCTTCTCAACTGCAATACTAGACACATATTCAAAACAATCATCCCTAATCTTAAAACAATAAGATTTACCATACTTACCCATCTTAATCCAAGTATCAATCCTATCTTGATAAACATAATTTCTAGCAGTTGGTAATTTTTCGTCATAATAAGTACATTCATACATATACAAAAATTCTTCATCAACAATGGCAATAATATTTCTACCATTACTAAAAGATGCAAGAACTTTCATAGCTTGCATCTCTGCTTGTTTATCATCACTAAACACTAAAGGATTAAAATGTGTTTTCCCATTTTCATAGTGAAAACCCCTTGGGGGTTCGACCGCAAACGCTGTCACAGAAAAACAAAAAAACACTACCAAAAGTACTAAAAAGCTAAAAAACTTTTTCAAGGTTTAACCTCCCAACGCATAAATTAAGCCAAGCACCGCACTCAACCCAAGCACCAAAAGAAAAATCCATAAACCAATGTTTGTGGCACTACCGAGGTTACAATATACTGTCAAAAAAAATTCTTCGATTGACGAACTATCAAATGCAACATAGTCCATTTCAATCACCCACCGATATACTTTTTTTATAAGATTTCATTTGCTTATCTCTCATACGGTTAATTTTTTCATATGTGTCGTAGCAGTTACGAATATAATCAGTAGCAACAAAACTACTTTTACTAATCGTTTTAAGTTTTTTTGCAGCTACAAGTGGATTGTCAACATGTGCCGAATATTCCAAAGCATCATATTCTCGTTCGATAATCAAACGTTTAGCAATATTACGGCAAGTAATCACCGAAAATGCCTGTTCGCGTATTGGTTTTGCAACTCGACTAAAAAATTGAGTAGTCGCAAGAATACAAACCCTTTGTTTCCCCTGCTGTGAAATTTCAGACAATAAACTATCAGGCACATCTTTCCAATCACTGGCACTATATTCACTATGTATTTCGTCAATAGCAAAAACGACACCATCTTCACCATTGCGTATATTTAGTAAATCTAACCAATCAGTCATTATATAGTCAGCGTACTGATACTTGAAATTCGTCACAATAACACAATTTGGATACCGATTTTTAATTGCGTTAAGCTTATTTACCATAGCAATAGTTTTACCAGAACGTTGTCTACCGACATATAGATGCAATCCAAAAATATTGAATTTACCAAAATTCTTTTTATACTCTTTAACGTCAATCAAAACCCAAAGAGTAAAACAAAACCATTTATTTTTAATCTTTATCTGTTTTAACTTTTCAGCCGTTTTAAAAAACGGAACACATTTACACGAAATACAAAAGAAAAAAAGATAAACTAAAACAAACAAAAATACAATCTTGAAAACAAAAAAAAGCAAATGCCCAAACAATGCTAAAAGCGAAGAAGAAACTCCACTAAAACTACTTGCAATATTCAAATCAACTCACCCCTGGTATTTTTTTTATGACCCAACATATCAGTGACCATACATATTTGCAATTAAAAACCACAAGAACCGTAAGCAGACACCCCGAAACCACCCTAAGAGATACAAAATTATTAATAAAGCCAAGCACATAAAAGAGCGGTGACATACTAATATTTAAGCCATCAACTTGCGGAAATGACGGTATTAACTTTAAAACAAAATAGGCTAGCGAAAAAAAGATATTACAAATCCACTCTAACAGCATTAATACACCCCCTACGGCTTAACAGATTATTAAATGTTATTATAAAAACAACACAGTGTTATTGCATACATTTTTGGGCCTGCGCACAAGGCGCATTGCCAAAAATGTATTGCAAAACACACTTTATTTATTTAAAATCAAACATATCTAATAAAGTTTGATATAAGCTCTTACCGCTACTATCAATATTAGGCTTACCGTATGGGTTCACACCGTTTTGAATATCGGGCTTACCGAACGGGTTCACACCATTTTT